CTGTGGATCTGAAAACGTTGGCGTAAACAAGATCCGCATCAGTGCCCTCGGCATCCCCAGGTACACCATGAAGTGCAAGGACTGCGGCAAATACCATACCATCTCCCAGACGGTGTACCAACAGTTCCTAGACGCAAAGCACTCTTGACAGGTATGATATACTAAGGCTTTCCCCTAGGCATTATCTGGTTAGTAGTTAGTTAGTCTCCTAAAAGTAAACCCCGGTTCTCGCCGGGGTTTCTTTTTAGTAAGGTTTCCGAGATTCCTTACCTGAACCAGACTTGCGACTGGGCCGCGTAGACAGCCCGCATTGGCTCTTGTTGCGCTTTGTGGTGCGCTTACCGTTCTTGTCTGAGTACATCATTTTTGTTTTCTCCTTAGCTTTGAGAGTTCGATTGCACGGCCTTGGCGTACAGCCTTGGCGCGGGCACCCTTACCACAATACTTCTTGCCTGAGCTACCATACTTGTAGCATCCGTTAATTTTGCGTACCGGCATTATTCTTCCTCACCGTAATTCTTTTCCCACTTGTATATCAAGTTCCCAACAACAGGAATGTATCGTACACTCTTAGACTCATCACTGATTAAAGGAGGTGAAAACGTGAAGACGTCCCTGCTGACATCATCTATTATGTTCCATATCGGGAGTGTGTAGGTAAGGTTTTCAATGGCAGATCCCACCCCATCACGTTGAATAATAACCCCAGTGTAACTATTTAGACCAAGCAATCTCCAAAGGTTTTCAGTGGTCAGATCATCCAACCTAATCTCATCCCCAGTAATCAATGCTTTCAAGGCCTCTGCTGGGGCATTGGCCAAACCAAGAGATATGACTAGGGACATCAGGTTCTTGTAGCCTTCTTTGACCTGTTCTTTATCACCGGAAAACATCTTGGAGAATGCTTCACGCCGAACAAAATCAAACTGTTTTAGTGTGTACGACTTAAGCGTATAAAGGATTCTATAGTTTGGAATCTTGTTGTAGAAGTATGGCATATCGCTCTGACTAATCGGGGCAATATCACCGAGTTCATAAAACAACATTTCGGCAACATTCTCTGTTTTCCTGCCAGCCCTAATATCCTCTGCGGTTTGCCTCCCCTGTTCCTGTCCTTGCAACCTAATAAACCTTTGTTCCAAGACCCTTCTAGCCGGTGCATTGGAACCATTCAGAATACCTTTCCACTTATTGGCTGTTCCGGTAAGGAATGTTTCCTTGGCCTTTTCATCCATTTTACGGAACCCTGTCAGGGTAAACACTCGGTCAAGTGTATTCTGTAACGCTTTGGGTATGCGCTTGAATGAACCAGCATCGGCATCAGAACCAAACTCAAAAGCTATTTCATTGTTTGCTAGATTGAGATCCTCCAATGTCCAAGTATCTTTCCCGCCTATTGCTTTGCCCAAACTCCTGAACGATTCGTTAATACCATTCTTGTGAAATGAATAGGCATAGTCACCAAGCTGAGTAATGGTACTGGTAGGACTTCCAAGGAACGCTAAATGCGTTAGGGTTTTAGTTCCACGAATAAACCCACTCATCGGTGTTTTGCGCTGAAACCTAGCACCCAGCAAATCATATAGCTTGTCGGTATCCATGTCATTTAACCGGCCAGCCTCACGTTCCTCGGCAATCACCTTGCCAATAATACCAACCTTACGTTTGCTGACACTCCCCTTGGGCATCTCTTCTAGCGTCAATGTCTCGGCATCCTCCGGAACTCCTTGTATATCCCTAATGGTATCAAACTGTTTGGACACTTGTAGTAATCCACCTGGTGTTTCTCCATACAATCCACGCAAGGAATCCTTAATGGTTGAACCATATTGAATGGCTTCATCTACCGTAATGCCTAAGGCTTTGGCCGCAAAGCTGGCATACTCTTGCCTGCGCTTCCCGGATGATGCCTGAGCAATATACAATGCTTTATCCACATCACTCTGAAATGCAATGTTACTATTTCTGTATTTGGGCTTTGCACCAGCTAAATGCTTGGGAAGTCTATCCTTCGGAATAAATGTTGTACCTATGCGTTTGCCTTTGTATGATTCGGATGCCGGTATGATATTGGATTCTTCTTGCTCACGCACCAATCCATCTACTGCTCCAGTGTATTCCAGGCGTGCAATATGGTCAGACATCTGGTTAGCATACAAACCTAACGCCTCATTTGGCATTAAGTAATGCTTCAATAAATCATCACCTACAATATCTATTTTACGTTCCTTCGTAGCAGATGGTTTACCGGCCTCAACTGATTCAAACTTCTTTCGGGTAATTAACTCTTCAAATAATGCACCCTCTTCTAGCTTGGTTAGTGGTTCGCCTTTAACTTCCTCGGCATCCTTCAATGCTTTTTGCCATTGACTGTCCGATATTTCAACACCAACGTCTTTTGCTAAGGCTTTATAGTCCTTAACAAAACGGGGAAAGTATTCTTCAATGTACCCTATTTCGCTTCCGAATACCTTGGCTTCATCATAAATCCTTTTAAGTGTAGAACCAACCGATTGCCATGCGTTTTCTACACCTGTCGATTCAATAATTTGTTGTGCTTTATTAAAATCTCCCTGCAATAAACTTTTATGCAAATCGGTTTGATTTTTTCCCGTTAACTCATCGTAAGCATTGAAGAATGGAGTAAATCCTTTAATGTTTTCAGCAGCACGTTTTTTTGTATTGTACTCAAACTCATACAACACATATCCAACACGTTCATTGATTGAAGATACATTGGATTTTAATGGGCGTACAACTTTATCAATAAATGAAAGCGTATTTTGTAAGGTATCGGATTGAACAATTTTATCCTTAATGCCCTTCGCTACCGTAACTCCACCATTTACCAACGGTCTAAAGTCTACACCATTATCTACCGATTTCTGTACAATCTTAGCACCAAGATCAGATGCAAAATCATTCATATTAACAAAGCCTTTATTGCTAATATCCAATAAACTTTGAGTTGATTTAAGACTGCCAATAAAATCAATACTTTTACCTGTTACATTGTATGTTGCTTGAAAAGATTCCGATGCCAAAACTGGGGCATAACGAACAGATCCTGCACCACCACCAACAATACCACCAATAAGGAATGCTTCGCCTGCACCTTCTGTCATTGCCCGGTCGGGGTCATATCCAGCAACCTGGCTTGCAATAAGATTGGATGAAATAGTTTCTAATGCTTCTGTACCGCCTTCGGTAGTAAACATTTTTCCTACCTCAGCAAAAGCACTGCTAGAGGTATTGCCTTTTAAACCTTTAACTATCCTACCAAGACCAACACGTTCTAATAATAATGTTGGTATGGCATTCATTGCTCCAACTGCGCGGGCTGCTTCTAATTCATCATTGGACATTTCTTCAACCGGTTTGCCTAGTGATTGAATAAAATCATCTCTACCAGCGGCAAACCCTTGCGATGTTAACGTTACCGCTGACAATGGAGCCAAGGCAATCATTGGTGCTAATTGCGAACCGGATTGAACAACCTTGTATGCTAAACCATCTTTAACGTATTGCGGTACGTCACCAACGTAATACTCATCGCTTTTTTGCCTAAACTCAGGCCAAGGGTTTGGTATATCCCTAGATGTTGTACCATAGATTGATTTACTCAAAACATCACCAATAAAGTTTCCAACTTCATGGGCAAACTCAAGTGTATTGTAACCAAACCTAGAAACAGATGCTACTGCTCCGGCAAAATAATCGGAAATTTGAACAGGGTTTATTTCGGCATTTATGTATGCTATATCTTCGCTTGATAATTCTTTATCAGATTCAAACGTATAAGTATTACCATCCCTAGATTCAAACTGATATTCAATCATATTACTGTTGTTTTATTTGAATGGTTCCACCACTGGGTAATGATAATGTACGAGTACCAGACATTCCAAAGATTCCTGGTTCTACCATATTAAGAATCCGATCATAAGAAGGAATCCTCTTAAACTCTCCACGATCAATCAAACCAAACATTGAAGTCCTTGGGACTATTTCTGTTTCCGTAACTTTTTCAGCCTGTTCCAAAGCATCTCGATATTGGGAAAAACTCATTTCTTGGCCACGTTCCGCTTGCCGTATTTGCCGGTCAATAGCAACATCACCATACGTCATTTCGGTTTCCGCTGCCTCCGTTTCCGCTGCCTCCGTTTCCGCTGCCTTCGCCTGAGATCGTCTTTCCTCTGCTAATGCTCTTGCGGCATCTGCTTGAGCAGCATTTTCTGCAATTTCGGATTCAGTTTTCCGTGTTTCTAGTTCTTGTTTTTGTTCCCGTAAGCGTTCTGCTTTGGCTAATGCTTCTGGTGTATTCTGTGACTCAAACAATCTAATACTATTTTCCAGATTCCGCAATCGCAGTTCCCTCTCACGGGTTTGTAATGCTTGTTCTGCTTTTGCTTGTTCGCTGGGTGGTATGGTAATATCACCGGCCAACCTTGATTGTTCCACAACCTGCAATGCAAACTTAGGATCAGTACCACCAGCATCTGTGTAGGCTTGCAAATAAGCACTCATGTTAAATTGAGGTTCACCCGATTCAGTTGCTGGAAACGCATTGTCCATTGCTACCATTGCTGCACGGGTGTTCATTGTATTCTGTGAATCAACCCGAATTTTATCAAGCGCAGCTAATGAACCAGACAACATCATTTTATCTGCACGGGTAGCATTGCCTTCCTTAAAATTTACATATGCTTTTCCAATGTCAGTTTTGTTTTCAGCTTGGCTTTCTAAATAGGCAAGCGTCGTAGGATTAAACGATATGGAAGTTTCAATACTTCCGGTTAACGCGGCATCCATAGCTTTGTTTTCTTGGTATTTCTGTATGGCATCACCAATAGATGCACCGGCAGAACGTATCCCCGCACCCAACTGCTCACTACCACGCATGATGGCTTCTGCCGCAGCTCTACCGCCGCGCTCGATACCACTAAAATCCATTCTGCCCAGTTCGGGCCTAAGCGTACTTCCGATTGCCATAGCTAAATCCTTCTATTACGGTTTTAATACGTCCCTTCATCCACCAGCGGATAACACCCTTGAGAACAGGTTTGTCTCGTAGCCACGCGGCTACATCCTCACCATTCTCCATGTACCAGTTGTAGAACCATTCTGGAGCTTTGGTCATCAACCACTGACGGAACAACAACCAACGCTCATCCTGTTCGCCAAAGCACTCACGGGCAATCCAACATCCAGCAGCAGCGGCAGCAGGTTGTCCAATTTTAGCAGCACCCATCATTCCCCCGGCCATAACAGCAGAACCAAGCAGACCCATAGTAGCACTAAATCCAGCGGCATCAGCAGCAGTCTGTGCTCCGTAAACAGAACTCTGGTAGCTTGCCTGATTAGCACGTTCCTGTGCTGCCATGTTAATCCCTGCCATTGGATCAATACCCATAGCTTGTAGATTCTGCAAGGCAGTCTGTTGCCCAAACATTTGCTGTTGGGTAGCACCGCCATAAGCAGTACCAGGACGACCCAAAATAGCTTGGAATGGATCAGCACCCGTAGCTTGGAGCATACCAAAGTATTGTTGCCCCGCCATCCGTGCTTCATCACGCTGCCGCCGTAGGATGTCCTCACGCCCCAGAATCTCGGCAGCAACACTTGCCTCACCCATACCACGCCCACGGGCACTGTAAGCTGCCCTAGCTTGTTGCTCGGCTTGCCTGCGTTGTTGTGGTGTAATCTGCCCAGCACGACCATACAACTCCTGCGTCATTGCACCCTGCTGTTGCAACAAACGCTGCATTTCAGGGTCAGCACTACGCATCGCCTCAATGGCGCGGCCACCCAATCCCTCTACATCCGCAATGTCAGCAGCACGTTGTTCAGTCAATGCAGTGCGCTGGATATCGCTTACCCGTGGCGTAATGCGCTCCAATATGTTAATAGTGCCCGGCAAACCTTCCTGCCCGAATACGGTAGCCTGAAGATCCTCTAGCCCCAACGTGCGTTGCTGTTCCCTCTGTTGACGCTCCGCTGCCAGATATGTCCTTTGAAACTTCGGGTCAAGGAACATATTAAGGAATCCCATAGCAGATTCACCGTAATCAATCGGCTCTGGATAATCTGGCGGTTTCGGGGCATCATAGCAAAACAGAATCAAACGATTCCGTACCAGATAGGAAAAAATCCAGCGGTCAATTACCGCACCGAAAGATAGTAATAGTTTCTTCATGCTTGTGTCCAGAATATGTTTGTCGGCCAGATTGGGGTATATCCAAATTTCTCCATGTGTTGATAATACGGACTGTTGCTATTGCAGGCAGTCATGTAAATCTTGTTGCCGCGGTCATTCATCACCGCATCAATGCAACGCTTAATCTGTAAGCTGTCACGGGCAGTAGCTTTTTCAGAGTGGGTCCAGCACATCACCGCAGGTACAACATTCAATGAATATCCACCAATGATTTCGCCGTTCTTGTACGCTACATGGGATGGAAATACCATATTGTCATTGTTGGCCACGGCAGCATCAACAACAGCTTGCCGTTCCTCGGCAGTATCAATCTTCTTAAACTGTGGTATGATATTCATCGTCCTATTGTATCATATGGGTTTTCATCAAGAAAGAACGCTACCAATCAACGATCCGCTTCCGCTGTAATTTACAGTAATACCGCTGCCAAGTTGGTAAGAATAACCCGCAGCACCACCTGCTTTGCCAGTTGGTGGGCTTACGCCAGCTTGACCACGGTTTCCACCATTACCACCTGGGTCTTCGTCGTCCAAAATAGCAAGAGATGCCAAACCGCCATTTGTCTTAGTTCCGTCGGATGCACCAAAATTATTAGGATCTACCAAATAACCACCACCAGCAGATCCCGCAGGAAGACCAGCACCACCGCCGCCATCTGCATAAAAATTGGGACCACCGGGTTCAGATGAACTTCCAGTATTGCCACCGCCACCACCGCCACCAGCAGCAATAGTACCATTGTTGATTAACGTAGCAGGACTATCGAAGTTAATACCAACTCCACCGTTTTGACCAGCAGTAGCACTAGCTAGCGAAACATCATACTCACCACCATCACCACCAAATCCGCCAATGTACCCATTGTTAATAATAACTAAGGTTTTACCATTTGTGGCAAAATCATCACTGACATCTAGTGCATAATTTGTGGGAGAAGAATTATCTACTGCTCCAATTTCAACACCGGCGTTAATCGTAACCTGAATAGTAGACTGGCTAGGTGTTCCTCCATTTGCAGCAATAATATCAGCCCATAAATCTACACCACTATCGTTTGCCGATATGGTGTAGTAGTATATACTAGCAGCAGATTCTGCGCCGGATATGATATGAGCAAACATATTATGGATTAGTAAGATTCAGAATGGAAGATACGGCATATTTGTATGTTCCACTATCGTTAAAAATAACACCGCTAATCAGGTCAAATGTTCCATCATTTATAGTTAATGAACCATCGTATGTTGACGGAAACAACCATGCAGAGTTCCAATCTCCAGTCCCTGGGCCACTTATTGTACCCGAATACTTTAGCAAAAATGTAAAGTGCGCCCCGGCTAACAATGAAGCATTTGTAATTGCAGCAACAGAAGTAATGTTTGCCGATACGGTAATAAATTGAAAATTACCATTCGACCCGTCAATCGTTAAAGCACCAGCAACATTATGGGTTGCAGCAATTTGATTACTATAATGAACTTGGGCGGAAGCATTCTTAAAAGCAAAAACACCAGAATTTAATGAATCAATTTTATCTGGAGTAACGCAATCATTAGCAAGTTGCGAGGTGTCTATTTCTTTAACGTACAACGCACCATTGGTATCTATGTCAATAGTAACACCATCTTTTGCCCCAGCAGCAAATGTTGCAAGATCAACTAAATCATGTAGCTTACCGCTAGTTACGGTTTCAGTTGCAGTAAATGTTTTTCCTTTACTTAATATAGCCATAATTATTTCCTATTAACAGTGTTTCTTCCAAGTATGAATGCGTCTACAATAGCAGACCTTATCTTTACATTCGATGTTTCGTAAACAAATTGCAATCCATATCCACGGCTGTCTATCTTTGATTTAATAATTTCATCTTCTGATGTTTCTAAGTTTCCAATAGAATACCCAGATGCATTATCCCGTTTGCCAAGTTGGATTGTTTTATCGGGTTCTTTAATGTTAGCAGTAATCTTAACCGTACCGGAATTAACTATGGATGATGGCGTAATAAAACTTGGAGCAAACTCGGCAAATGCGTCATCAATCGTTTCGCAAACAGTAGTAGCACGGGCAAACTTCTTGGTATCAAAGGTATTAAATGTGTAACGCCGCGTTACCATTTTCCCCTCAATAAAAGCATTTTGATTTGACCCAGCACCCAATGAAAACGAATCAGTTCCAACGTTAAATTCATACCTATGAACACCACCAACCTCATTGGTAACAAATAACTCTTGTCTGCCGCGAAACCTGACAGGAATCATGTTTTCAATGTCAAAGTTATCTGGCATTGTATCAATGCTTTCCCACCCTTGGTTTAGGAAGTTGTACACCAATATCACGTTATTGGTTGTGCTCGTTCCCATTGGCACGGCCAAGAAATACCTGTTATCGTGGTATGCCCCGACAGCTTTGTAAGCGTTCTCCCAGTTAATTAAACGAATCCACGGTTCAATGGGTTCGCTTAATGGTACGCTATTCGACATCAGATTCAACTCGGCCCCATAGGATACACTGTAAATGCCCTGCTGGGACAACCATAGTACTTGGTTGCCTACGGGTACAATGCTGCGCCGGGCAACACAACCTACCTCACGGGTAACTTCAAACTTGGTAAGATCCTCCAAGTCTCCAGATATTCCGTTAACAACGTGTACACTGTTTTGGCAGAATACCATTAAGCGGTCACTAATAAATGGTGATACGCCAATAATCTTATCAGCAGAACCAGACCCAAACCGCAGTTGGTTAATAATCGGGTCATATGTATTGGTATCAAATATGTCCGAGAATACCAATTCATCTATGTTGTCGCCAACGGTTTTGCTG